GATAAGGTGTGGACCTATAACCGCAGTAATGTGGTGATGCCGGATGATGGCGCGCCGTTCCGCTACAGCTTCAGCGCCCTGAAGGACCGCCATAATGCCGTTGAGGTGAACTGGATTGACCCGAACAACGGCTGGGAGACGGCGACAGAGCTTGTGGAGGATACGCAGGCCATTGCCCGTTACGGTCGTCACGTCACGAAGATGGATGCCTTTGGCTGTACCAGCCGGGGGCAGGTGCACCGCGCCGGGCTGTGGCTGATTAAAACGGAACTGCTGGAAACGCAGACCGTGGACTTCAGCGTGGGTGCAGAAGGGCTTCGCCATGTACCGGGCGATGTCATTGAAATCTGTGATGATGACTATGCCGGTATCAGCACCGGCGGGCGCGTGCTGGCGGTGAACAGCCAGACCCGGACGCTGACGCTCGACCGTGAAATCACGCTGCCATCTTCCGGCACCACGCTGATAAGCCTGGTTGACGGAAGTGGCAATCCGGTCAGCGTGGAGGTTCAGTCCGTCACTGATGGCGTGAAGGTAAAAGTGAGCCGTGTTCCTGACGGCGTTGCCGGATACAGTGTATGGGGGCTGAAGCTGCCGATGCTGCGCCAGCGCCTGTTCCGCTGCGTGAGTATCCGTGAGAACGACGACGGCACGTATGCCATCACCGCCGTGCAGCATGTACCGGAAAAAGAGGCCATCGTGGATAACGGGGCGCACTTTGACGGCGACCAGAGCGGCACGGTGAATGGTGTCACGCCGCCAGCGGTGCAGCACCTGACCGCCGAAGTCACCGCAGACAGCGGGGAATATCAGGTGCTGGCGCGCTGGGACACGCCGAAGGTGGTGAAGGGCGTGAGCTTCCTGCTTCGCCTGACCGTGGCAGCGGACGATGGCAGTGAGCGGCTGGTCAGCACGGCCAGGACGACGGAAACTACATACCGCTTCACGCAACTGGCGCTGGGAAATTACAGGCTGACAGTCCGGGCGGTAAATGCGTGGGGACAGCAGGGCGATCCGGCATCGGTATCGTTCCGGATTGCCGCACCGGCAGCACCGTCGCGGATTGAGCTGACGCCGGGCTATTTTCAGATAACCGCCACGCCGCATTTTGCGGTTTATGATCCGACGGTACAGTTTGAGTTCTGGTTCTCGGAAAAACGGATTGCTGATATCAGGCAGGTTGAAACCAGCGCGCGTTATCTTGGTACGGCGCTGTACTGGATAGCCGCCAGTATCAATATCAAACCGGGCCATGATTATTATTTTTACGTTCGCAGTGTGAACACCGTTGGCAAATCGGCATTCGTGGAGGCTGTCGGTCGGGCGAGCGATGATGCGGAAGGTTACCTGGATTTTTTCAAAGGAGAAATCGGGAAAACACATCTGGCCCAGGAGCTGTGGACGCAGATTGATAACGGTCAGCTTGCGCCGGACCTGGCTGAAATCAGGACGTCCATTACGAATGTCAGCAATGAAATCACGCAGACCGTCAATAAAAAACTGGAAGACCAGAGTGCGGCAATCCAGCAGATACAGAAAGTTCAGGTTGATACAAATAATAACCTGAACAGCATGTGGGCCGTGAAACTGCAGCAGATGCAGGACGGACGCCTTTATATTGCGGGTATCGGAGCCGGTATTGAGAATACGCCAGCAGGTATGCAGAGTCAGGTGCTTCTGGCTGCTGACCGGATTGCGATGATTAATCCTGCGAATGGCAACACAAAGCCGATGTTTGTTGGTCAGGGCGATCAGATATTCATGAACGAAGTGTTCCTGAAATACCTGACGGCTCCCACCATTACCAGCGGCGGTAATCCTCCGGCATTTTCCCTGACACCGGACGGGCGGCTGACGGCGAAAAATGCCGATATCAGCGGTAACGTGAATGCGAACTCCGGGACGCTCAACAACGTCACGATTAACGAAAACTGTCGGGTTCTGGGAAAACTGTCCGCCAACCAGATTGAAGGCGATCTCGTTAAAACAGTGGGCAAAGCTTTCCCCCGGGACTCCCGTGCACCGGAGCGGTGGCCATCAGGGACCATTACCGTCAGGGTTTATGACGATCAGCCGTTTGACCGGCAAATTGTTATTCCGGCGGTGGCATTCAGTGGCGCTAAGCATGAGAGAGAGCATACTGATATTTACTCCTCATGCCGTCTGATAGTGCGGAAAAACGGTGCTGAAATTTATAACCGTACCGCGCTGGATAATACGCTGATTTACAGTGGTGTTATTGATATGCCTGCCGGTCACGGTCACATGACGCTGGAGTTTTCGGTGTCAGCATGGCTGGTAAATAACTGGTATCCCACAGCAAGTATCAGCGATTTGCTGGTTGTGGTGATGAAGAAAGCCACCGCAGGCATCAGTATCAGCTGAATTTTATAACCCATATACGGGCGCCAGAAATGGCGCCTTTTTTATTGCAGAAAAGCGAGAGGTAATTATGCGTAAAGTTTGTGCAGCCATTTTGTCCGCAGCCATCTGTCTGTCCGTATCCGGTGCGCCTGCATGGGCGTCTGAACATCAGTCCACACTGAGCGCGGGGTATCTTCATGCCCGTACGAACGCTCCCGGCAGCGATAATCTGAACGGGATTAACGTGAAATACCGTTATGAGTTTACGGACGCGCTGGGGCTGATTACGTCCTTCAGTTATGCCAATGCTGAGGATGAGCAAAAAACGCACTACAGCGATACCCGCTGGCATGAAGATTCCGTGCGTAACCGCTGGTTCAGCGTGATGGCGGGGCCGTCTGTGCGCGTGAATGAATGGTTCAGCGCGTATGCGATGGAGGTGTGGCTTACAGCCGTGTGTCGACTTTCTCCGGGGATTATCTCCGCGTAACTGACAACAAGGGGAAAACGCACGATGTGCTGACCGGAAGTGATGACGGTCGCCACAGCAACACGTCTCTGGCGTGGGGGGCTGGCGTGCAGTTTAACCCGACCGAATCCGTGACCATTGACCTTGCTTATGAAGGTTCCGGTAGTGGCGACTGGCGAACGGATGCATTTATTGTTGGTATCGGATACCGTTTCTGACAACAGACGCCGATTTATCTTCTGTAAATATTGTTATGATACGCAGGTTCATCCACCTTATGGGGTGAACTGCGTTTGAGGAAACGTAAAGTTACACTGTCCTGAAGCCCGTGGCGTCACTGCTGCGGGCTTTTTTTATTGGTGGAAAAGTATGACAGTAAAAATTTCTGGCGTGCTTAAAGATGGCACAGGAAAACCAGTACAGAACTGCACCATTGTGCTGAAGGCCAGACGAACCAGCAGCACGGTGGTGGTGAACACGGTGGCCTCTGAAAATCCGGATGAAGCCGGACGTTACAGCATGGATGTTGAGCATGGTCAGTACAGCGTCACCCTGCTGGTTGAAGGTTTTCCGCCTTCACATGCCGGGACCATCACCGTGTATGAAGATTCCCGACCCGGTACGCTGAATGATTTTCTCGGTGCCATGACGGAGGATGATGCCCGTCCTGAGGCACTGCGCCGTTTTGAACTGATGGTGGAAGAGGTGGTGCGTAACGCAGAGGAGGCGAAGAAGAATGCCGGAGAGGCGGAGACGTCAGCGAGGAATGCCGGCATATCAGCCAGTCAGGCAGAAGAGAGCGCTGCAAATGCTGACACTTCAGCAGGGGAGGCATCGGAGTCAGCCCGGCAGGCGGCAGAAAGTGCAGCCTCAGCAAAGCAGTCAGAGGATGCGTCCTCGTCCTCGGCTTCTGCGGCCGCTCAAAAAGCCAGTGAGTCATCACAAAGTGCAGCAGATGCTGAATTGTCAAGAAAGACGGCAGAAAGTGCAGCCGGTAATGCAGCCAGGGATGCAACGACCGCAGCAGAAAAAGCCCGGGAGTCAGCAGAAAGCGCACAGTCAGCGGAACAAAGCAGGATAGCGGCGGAAGACGCCGTAAACCGAATCCCCACCGTGGTGGGACCTCCCGGGCCAAAGGGGGAACAGGGGCCCGCTGGCCCTCAGGGGCCGAAGGGGGATAAGGGAGAGCGTGGTGACACCGGCCCTGTCGGGGCAACCGGCGAACGGGGACCGGCAGGTGATGCTGGTCCGGCAGGACCACAGGGACCGAAAGGCGACAGGGGAGAGCGGGGAGAGACCGGTCTGACGGGAAATGCAGGTCCACAGGGTCCAAAGGGAGATACCGGTGCGGCAGGCCCGGCTGGCCCACAGGGACCGAAAGGAGAAACAGGTGCGGCTGGCCCGGTGGGGGCAACCGGACCTCAGGGGCCGAAGGGCGACCCGGGGGAGACGCAAATACGGTTCCGTCTGGGGCCGGGAAACATTATTGAGACAAACAGCCATGGCTGGTTCCCGGATACAGATGGCGCACTCATCACCGGACTGACCTTTCTTGACCCCAAAGATACCACACGGGTTCAGGGTTTTTTTCGGCATTTGCAGGTCAGGTTTGGTGACGGGCCGTGGCAGGATGTTAAGGGGCTGGATGAAGTGGGCAGTGATACAGGCAGAACAGGAGAATGACATGAACATACTAAAAAAACTTATGCAGCGTCTGTGCGGTTGCGGAAAGCATGATGACCGTGAAAACGGGGAGTTACTTACAGCACAGCTGCGACTGGGACCGGCAGACATTCTGGAGTCCGATGAGAATGGCATTATCCCGGAGCAGGACAGGGTAATCACGCAGGTGGTGATACTGGATGCGGATAAAAAGCAGATACAGTGCGTGGTAAGACCGCTGCAAATTCTGCGTGCTGACGGGAGGTGGGAAAATATTGGCGGGATGAAATAGCCCGACAGCTTCACAAAAACCGTAAGCGTGCAGCAAGAACCGTATTGACGGGGATGTGTTATTCAGTCGGCAGTGCTACGCGCCAGGGGAGCAGTTCGCCGACCCGGTTTATCGGCCAGTCGGC